GGCGACGCGCCCGCGTCGCGGGCAACAAAAAACCCCTGGCCGTCTCGACCAGGGGCGCAAACGATGGGCGAAAAAAAGCCCGGCTCGCGCCGGGCTGAGGGGGTTGGGGTTGGGTCAGTCGATGTCGACCTCGATCTCGACCCTAATCCAATCGAATGCAAACCCTTGGGGTAGCGTGGTGCTACCCTCAGGCAATCGTCCGCCGCGCAGCTGCGCGACGTACAGGATGTCGCCCGGTCGGAGAGAGACGCTAATTCTATTAAACCCTACTCCCAAGACTGCCGCTGTGTCGGCATGGCCGACACAGGACACCGCGCCTTCAGTAGAAGGCGCGTCGCAGGGGGACAGGCGTACCTGCTCTAATAGATACCCCGGCACCATGCCGAGGGAAAAAGCGTTACCAATGTAAATCATTTCGATCCCCTTTTCAAAAACGCCCGGACTTTTCAGTCCGGGCAGAAGTTCGATCAGCCCAGGATGTCCAGTCCTGAGCGGGCCCACGCCAACATTTTGTTGGCATCAAACGCGAGGTCTTCAGTATCTTGAATTGCGGCGATCGCCGCGTTTATCCAGCCCTTCATGCCGTCCCTCGTAAGAGGGACCACGATGCCCGTCGACGGGTTTTTCTCCGGGGTTTTCGCCTTCCGGGATTTCCCGGAAGAGAACAATCTACTAACCGCCTTACGGGCAGAATCGTAGGCGCGCAAGATGCGCTGCGCTCCTAGGTCTCCCACCTTGGCGAACTGTTTCAGTTCGCCCACCGAGCAATCCGCGCCGTATTGCGCGCGGATTGCGGCATAAAATTTCGTCTGAATTTTCTTTCGGTCGCTCTTTCGAGTGCCCGCAAAGACTGACCGCGTTGCGTTTGCGATAGAATCTTGTGCATCGTCGATGCTATCGACGGCGTGCACAACGGCCTGCGCTGCTTGTTCGATTACCTTATCCATGCTTGCTTCCCTCTCGTTTCGTTGGTTGAACTACGTTGTACTGCAAGATCGATTCTATCACATCCCATAGAATTGTCAATGGGATTGTGTGACATGTCACACGCCCCGATTCCGGCCTGCCGCGCCCCCCACTGCCCCGCCACCCCCCAGATTCCAATTACCTCCTGCCCGCTCCTGCCCTGCCCTGTGTTTTGCGTAAACGACACCACGTCATCTAAACTTACCCTAATACCCCCACAACTTAGTCAACTAATACCCACCCCCCTTTCCTGCGAAGACCCCCCCTATAACATCCATAACCTCCTTGCCAACCCCACCCCCTATAACATCCATAACCTCCTTGCCAACCCCACCCCCTATATGTTATACACGCGCCCATGGTGATTACTCCAGAGGAAGATGTGCCGTTGGGCTGTGTCGGCGTTGCTGACCTGTCGGTGCTTGAGCGTGCAAAATTGGCGTGCAATACAATAAAAGCGTTGCACCCGGATGCCCCCGACACCCCACCAACGCAGGAAGAGGCTGAATTAGCCCGAGATATGTTTACTGCAGTGACATCGGCGACGAAGAAGAGCGAGGTAAATATCAGCGCCCTTGCTCACTACCCGAATGCTTCCATGCGGCATCTGGACAAGATGCTCTCCGAGTATGACCAAGAGCTTATCAACAGCGCCGTACGTATCCGTGGGTTTGTTAAAAACCGGCTGCTTGTTGAAGCCGACAACCCGGATGGGAAGATACGTATCCGTGCGTTGGAGCTTCTAGGCAAGATTAAGGACGTAGGGTTGTTCACAGACCGCATTGAGGTCACTCACAAGACCAAGAGCGACGAGGAGCTTGCGGAGGAGCTTCACAAGAAGCTGGAGAAGTACATGGGGATGGTGGAGCGGGTAGACGAGAAGATCGAGACGGCGGTGGAGGGCGAGGAAGAGCAGAAGGAGCGGCAGTTGTATGGATTGATACACCGTCTTGAAGCCTGACCCCATGCCCCTTCCTGCACAATCCCTGCAAGCCCTGAAAGGCAACCTGCACCGCCTGCCGCCCCATCAAAAAGAAGAACTCCTGGACCTCATTAGTGAATTGGAGCGTCGGGAGACGATCAAACGGGCCAAAACGTCCCTGTTGGACTTTGTGAAGTTCATCGACTCCACCTACAAGGTAGGTGCCCACCACAAACGATTGGCATCGCTCCTTGAAGACCTTGCAAATGGGGTGAAACACCGGGTTGCGGTCAATATTGCCCCTCGTTTTGGCAAGTCCCACCTCGTTTCGTACTACTTCCCTGCGTGGTTTTTAGGAAATCACCCCGATCAGAAGGTCATGATGGTGTCGCACACGGCGGATTTGGCCGTTGATTTTGGCCGAAAGGTGCGGAATTTGATCGCAAGTGGGCCATATCAGACCGTTTTCGGGGGTAAGGACGGGGTAGAACTCTCTCAGGACTCGAAAAGCGCGGGGCGCTGGCATACCAACCACGGCGGAGAGTACTTTGCGGTCGGTGTGGGGGGTGCAATCGCGGGCCGGGGAGCGGATTTGCTGCTTATTGATGACCCACATAACGAACAGGACATCATCAACGGCAATTTAGACGTTTTTGACAAGGCGTACGAATGGTTTACCACGGGTGCCCGCACCCGTCTGATGCCCGGGGGACGTGTAGCCCTTGTACAGACCCGATGGGCGTTGAATGATTTGACCGGCAGGCTCGTCAAAGACATGGTAATGAACGAAGGGGCTGATCAATACGAAGTGGTTGAGTTCCCCGCCGTGTTGGAGATTGAAGAAGAGGTCGAGGAGCCGCATCCAGACGACCCGAGCCAGACTATACAGACTACACAGATCGTGCAGAAGTCTCTTTGGCCGGAACAATGGCCGTTGGAGGCGCTGCTTAAAACCAAAGCGTCGATGCCGTCCTATCAGTGGTCGGCGCAATACCAGCAAAACCCGACGTCAGAGGAAGGTGCCATCATCAAGCGCGAATGGTGGCGGGTATGGGAGGAGAGTGCGCCTCCTCGGTGCGAGTTTATTATCCAGTCGTGGGATACAGCCTTTGAGAAGCACAACCGGGCGGACTTCAGTGCGTGTACGACGTGGGGAGTGTGGTACCCGGAGCAAGAGCCCAATGAGCCGACGACGCGTGGGGCGAATGTTATATTGCTTGACTCGTTCAAGGACCGAATGGAGTTCCCGGAGCTTAAGGAGATCGCCCTGAAGCACTATCAGGAGTGGGAGGCGACGGGCATGCCGGTCAGTCTGGTCGTTGAGAAGAAGGCTTCGGGGGCACCTCTTATTTATGAGCTTCGTGCGATGGGGATACCGGCGCAGGAATATACGCCGAGTAAAGGACACGATAAAATCAGTAGGTTAAACTCGGTTGCGGACTTATTTAAGTCTGGGATGGTGTGGGCTCCGCAGACCCGGTGGGCTGAGGAGTTGGCTGATGAGATAGCAGCGTTCCCCGCAGGGGAGCATGACGACTTGGTGGATGCAACGACACTAGCACTTATGAGATTTAGACAGGGTGGTTTTGTGCGGCTCCCGAGTGATGAGCCTGACCCAGTGAAGTATTTTAAGTCCCGACGTTCAGTGGGGTATTACTAGGAGGCTCTATGCTAACCCAAAAGCTCGATCCTGCGTTAATAACGCAAGCGCAAGAAGCAGTTAAACAGTATGGTAGCGTTATAAAAGCAGCTAAAGCCCTCGGGATCGCGCGGTCTACTTTGCAGCATCGTGTGAACGCGGCAATTAACTTGAACCCACTAACGCCCTCTGCGCCCGCAACTTTTCGTCCATTGACTGTGCAACAAAAAGTAGGAAAATCGCTTTCGGATTTTCGTGCGGCGCATGATAAGGATTACATTATTCCAAAAAAGATCAAAGCCGCTCTACAGCAGCTTGGAAATGGGTGGGAATATGAGGTTGATTTTTTGCGTATTGCCCAAGTTTCTACTACTGATCTTGCTCTTTATCGTGATCGGTTTGTGGACAATTGGCTGGTGGTTGATCGATCGGGTAAGCGAGTTTGGGCAGGCACTAAAAGCCTTGCTGACGAGATGAGGAGTATGGTCCGTGGCTAAATCGCTATCGGAGTTCCAGTCAAAGCACAGCCCCTCGCAGGAGGTAGAACACCTGCGTGCCAAGGTTCGTGATTTGGAGCGTAAGCTTACCCAAGAGCGGGACTCCACAGGAGAGGCGCGGGTAGCCTTGCTCGCCCTCACAGAAGCGATTAAGGCAGAAAAACCGACGAAGATGCAATATAAGCCGCCGGGGCCTTCTACAGAGGTTAGAACGGTTCCAGTGACCCATGTGCTGCACCTCACTGACCTGCATAACGGGGAAATAACACAAGCAGATGAGGTTGATGGGTTTGGTGAGTTCAACCCGGAGATTTATAACCGCCGTCTCCAAGAGTTAGGTAGCAAAATAATTAACCACACGAACATTAAACGTGGGGGTGGGGGGTACAGCATACCGACGCTGCACATCCTTGGTACGGGTGACTACATCAGTGGCGACATCCACGAGGAGTTAAAAGTAACGAACGCGTACCCCGCGCCTGTGCAGGCGGTACGTGCAGGGCATGGGATCGCACAAATGATCCACATGCTATCTCCGCACTTCGACAATGTCGTGGTTGATATGTTGACGCTCGATAATCACGGGCGGTTGACTAAAAAGAATCAAGCGGCTCAGGGCGGAGAGAACAACTGGGGGTTTGTGGTAGCACACATTGTGAAGCAGATTATGTCGGAGCAGAGCAATGTGACGGTGCGGATTCATGCTAAACCTTCAGCGCTGATATCCATAGGGTCGGAGCGGTACTTGTGCATGCACGGACACCAGATCAAGGGATGGGCGGGGTTGCCGTACTATGGGTTTGACAGACGTGTAGCGATGGAAGCGGTCAAGCGTATGGGGGTTGTAGATAACTCGTTCACAAAGATGGTGCTAGGACATTTTCATACGGCGTGTAATACGCCGAACTGGAACATTGGTGGAAGTCTAAGTGGGACGAATGCGTTCGATCATTCGTGTGGCAGACACTCTTTGCCGCATCAGACTTCGTGGTTCGTACATCCAGAGCATGGGGAGTTTGACTTTTCCCGCTGGTGGTTGACGTAGGAAGATAATGGCGACACAAAAATTCATGGGGCGCGGGCAGCTTATTGACCGCTTGGCTGCTCAGGTAGGTAGTCGTGAATCAGCGATTAAGATCCTGCAAGAACGGGGGCATCTTAAAGCCGACGGTAAGACTTTTACGGCGGAAGGGCAGCGTCGTAACGCCATGACGGCAGAGGAACGGGCAAAAGACCGGGCTGCAAAACGCTCAGGAAACCCCAAATCGCGGTACACCTATGACCCCCGGACTAACCGGGCGACGCTAAGGAAATAATTATGGCAATCGAGAAATCACTATATGAGGCTCCTATGGGGCTGGAGACGTTGGCTGTGCAGGAAGCGCCGCTTGAGATCGAGATTGTCGACCCCGAGGAAGTTGTTATTGGTATGGGGGATATGGAGATCACACTGCGCCCGGAGGATGAGGGTGCAGAGGATGAGTTTGAAGAAAATCTTGCGAAAAACCTTGACTCGGGGGCGTTGGCAACGCTGGGATCTGAGCTTATGGGGTTGTTTGAGGCTGACTCTCGTAGTCGAAAAGACTGGGTAGATCTATATGTCAAGGGATTGAAGCTCCTTGGTGTGAAGCCCGAGGAGCGCACCGAGCCGTGGCCGGGAGCGTGTGGGGTGTTCCACCCGCTGCTCATTGAAAGTGCGGTCAAGTTCCAGTCTGAGACGATGTCGGAGACATTCCCCGCTGCGGGGCCGGTCAAGACTCAGATCATCGGCAAGGATACAAAGGAGAAGGAAGAGGCCGCAACTCGTGTGAAAGAGGATATGAACTACGAGTTGACGGAGCGCATGACCGAGTATCGGTCGGAGCACGAGCGGATGCTGTTTAGTCTGTGCCTGTCGGGCAATGCGTTCAAGAAAGTCTACTTTGACCCCTCTCTCCAGCGGCAAGCCGCTATTTTTGTTCCTGCAGAAGAGGTCGTAGTGCCATATGGCGCGTCAAATCTCGATACCGCCCAGCGTGTGACGCATGTCATGCGCAAGACCAAGAATGAGCTTCGCAAGCTTCAGGTGAGCGGCTTCTACGTGGACATCGATCTTGGCGAGCCGGTGCGAACCATCGACCCGGTGGAGAAGCAAAAGGCAACCGAGCAAGGGTTCTCCCTCGATGTAGACGACCGGTTTCAACTCCTTGAGATGCACGTTGACATCGACCCGGAAGAAGCCGGGTTTGAAGATAAGTTTGCGAAGGACACCGATGGGGTTGCGGTCCCATACGTCATAACTATCGAGCGGGGTACGCAGAACATCCTCGCCATTCGGCGTAATTGGCGTCCCGATGACGATACACGGGCGAAGCGCCAACATTTCGTACACTACCCCTACGTGCCTGGGTTCGGGTTCTATGCCTTTGGACTTGTCCATCTTATCGGGGGCCATACCCAAGCAGCTACTTCTCTTATCCGCCAACTCGTTGATGCGGGGACATTGGCAAACCTTCCCGGCGGGTTCAAGGCCCGTGGGCTGCGGGTTAAGGGAGATGACACCCCCATCGCTCCTGGGGAGTTCCGTGACGTCGATGTCCCGAGTGGGTCGATTCGAGACAACCTGCTGCCGCTGCCGTACAAGGAGCCCAGCCAAGCACTCATACTTCTGCTGGACAAGATTGTTGCGGATGCACAACGGTTCGCCTCCACGGCGGATATGAAGGTGTCCGATATGTCGGCGCAAGCGCCAGTTGGGACGACGCTGGCAATCCTTGAGCGCACACTCAAGGTCATGAGTGCGGTTCAGGCTCGGATCCACTACGCGATGAAACAGGAGTTCAAACTTCTGCGCAACATCATCCGCGATAACCGTGAGGACGAGTATTTCTACGAGCCAGAGGTTGGGGATAAGCGGGCCAAGCGCTCCGATTACGACATGGTGGAGGTTATCCCTGTCTCGGACCCCAACGCGGCAACCATGAGCCAGAAGGTTGTGCAGTACCAAGCGGTAATGCAGATGGCGCAGCAGGCCCCGCAGTTGTATGACCTTAAAGTGCTGCACCGGCAAATGCTGGAAGTTCTCGGCGTTAAGAACGCGGCAAAGCTGGTACCCACCGATGACGATATGAAGCCGGTGGATCCTGTGACGGAGAACATG